CTTTTTTTAATTCTATAAAAATTTACCAGATGGCTAGACATGAATATGTTTCGTATACGTTACATAATCCCATAATTACAAAATGGAATCATAATAAAGTAAGTTATTACGATAATGCGATACACGATAATACTATGGACATTGCATACGAGGCAGTTTCATATAACGTTGGCCCGATTGGCGGAGGTCAGCCAATCGGATTCGCAGAGACACATTATGATCTTACACCGTCACCGTTAACCGGGTTAGTAACACAAACAAGCAGTCCGACATTTGTTGCGCAACCAAATGCTTCATTGGCGGCTAATAATATTAATACTACAATAAATACCTACCAAAATACAAAATCTCCTTTACCTACCGGAACAATAGCCGGAATTATTTCAAACGTACCCGGGTCAGCCGGCCAAGGAGTAAGTGGATTACAAGGGATAGTTTTTCCATCCAGTCAAACACCTAGTAATACTACTGTAGCAACTATAGTTAATCTTAATCAATAATGAATACTAATTTACCAATCACCGAACCGCCAACATCTGATGTAAGACAATTTTTTGATAAGTTTTATCAACATCATGTTAGTTTTCCTGCGGTAGAAATTGACGCAACAGTTGGATTCTTTTTAAAAAATGGTTTCGATTTGCAAAGTTCCAGAAGTGTTTCAATTGTCTTATTGAATCAATCCCGTGCAGATAATGTGAATGTATTTCAATTAATCGATACATTAAAAACATTATCTGACGTAGAATTAAGTCAAGTTGTTGCACAAATTCTTAACGCATATAGAGAAAATACTAGCGTACTTGGATATAGAATTAACCCATTAACTAATAGCTTTGATACTAGAAATATCGTTGTATGAGTAAGTTTGCCCGCGGTAAATATACAATAAAAAACCCGGGGAAGTATGTAGGTACTAAGATGCCTACATATAGAAGTTCATGGGAATGGCACTTTATGAATTTTTGTGATACAAATGAAAGTATACAAAAATGGGCAAGCGAAGCAATATCAATACCTTATCGAGATCCGTTGACCGGACGTAATACCATTTATATTCCTGATTTTTTTATTCAGTATATAGACAAAACTGGGAAAATACTTGTTGAGTTAATCGAAATAAAACCCGCTAGTCAAACTATTCTGGAACGTGTTGGTAAAAATAAATCCAATCAAATGCAGTTTATTAAGAATCAAGCAAAATGGGCTGCTGCACAAATTTGGTGTAAACAAAATGGTATTAAATTTAGAGTAGTTAATGAAAATGATCTGTTTCACCAAGGCAGCAGATAAGTAAAGTTATGACAAAGAAGTTAGAAGAGTTACTAAACCTACCCGAAACTAAAGAAATTATTGAAACGGAAGAAAACAAGCAGTCTACTATTATAAAAATAGATCCTGACCCTTTCTTTAGAGATATAGCAGAATTTGACAAAATTTCTGCGTCATTACCTCAAGTTAAAGGGTTGGGGGATGTGAGTGATTCAGAATTCGACGCACTGGCACAGCGAGCAACCGATGCATACGACGATTTAATGGATCTAGGCATGAATGTAGAAGCTCGGTATAGCGGAAGAATTTTTGAAGTTGCAGGCTCAATGCTTAAAAACGCTATTGATGCCAAGGCTGCAAAGATCGATAAAAAATTAAAAATGATCGAATTACAACTTAAAAAAGCTAAGTTAGACCAAGATGCACAAAGTGCAGATAGCGGAATTGATATTAATGGCGAAGGCTTTATTGTTACTGATCGCAATAGTCTATTAGAAAAATTAAAGAATATGAAATAAATATAGTATTGGAACCATGTCATGAAAACATACAAAGAATATTTAACAGAAAGCAAAAAATCTTACGAGTTCAAGGTTAAAATTGCAGGTGATCACGGTAAAGGGCATTGTGACGGTATTAAAAATGCGTTAGCACAATTTAAAGTAGAATCTTGCACAGAAGGAAAAAGTATACCGATTCAAGAAGTACAAATTGATTTTCCCGAGAAGAAAAACATCGGGGTAACTATTTATGATGTGGCGCTGTGTTATCCTGCAATTAGTACACAACTCCGTGAATTAGTTGCAAATCAATTAGGTTTAACTCCTTGCTGCGTTAAAATTCGTAACTTAAAAGAAGAAGAAGAAACCGAACTTAATCATCAACACGATGAAATTTCTAAAGATGCTCTTTTAAATTTAGACTACCCTGCCAGTAATAATCAAGATTTAGTTGGCGATAACCAAAAAATGGGTTTGTTAAAAGAACTTAACAAAACTAAACATGAACTTGAGCAATACACTGGTGTAAACGATCAACTATTAGCAAAAAGTGGTCCTAGAACTAACGGGCCGGCTGCAAATAACGTAACACAGAATAATACTACTATCTTTTCGAAGATTGGTAATCCTGACCCAGCAACAAGGATAAAATAATGAACTTTTTAGATCTATACAAAAAAATTAAAAATCTTGATGAGGGACTGTCGCAAGGCAATATGATGCCCCAAGCCATTTCGGCACCACCGTCATCTCCGATCGTTGAGAAAGGAATTGAAGAATGTGGGCCAATGGGCGAATGCGGCGAAATGAATTCTATGTCTCCTAAACAGCAAGATTCTGTTAGCATGAATGTTACAATGAGTGGACAAGGGTCGGGCGGCATCCGAGACTTAATGAATATTCTACGTAATATTGAGGATGCTGTTCCTGATAATGATCACGAACCGATGCCGCAACACGAACCACATGGTGACGATGAAATTATTATCGGACAACCTGATCATGTAGAACCGGAGATGCTTGATGAACCTGAAGAAGACGAAAGCATGAAGTTTAGTCCTGAAGAAGAATCGCTCGATGAAGAACCAGAAGAAGAAGAAGATTATGCAAACAGACCAGATGTTCGTATTAAATCTATTGCAGCAATTACTGACCTAGGCGACGACTTAGCGAGTAAGGGTAAAGAAGCACTTAAACAAGCAGGCGGCGGAAATCCTTGGAATGTTAGTGAATCAGCAATTGCTGAGAAATTATCAAAACATTATGCAGAAGTAAAAACACGAATGACTGAAAATAATTTTACTCAATATGGTTATGGTGATCCTCAAACATGGGGTGGCCGTAGTCCAGAGCCAGAGCCGAGTTACTATGATTTCTATGATCATTTTTATGGATATGGTAACGAAGAAGCCGATGAAGTTGCTATCCCGGCACCGCATGATTTACCAAAATTAGGTGTACCAGCTGGACAAACTGTATATGCATTGATTGATGCATCGATGGAACGCGATGATTTTACAATTAATAGTATCACACTTTATGACGAACATACTGACGATTACACTCTTCCGATTGATTTAAAATCAGTAAACAAACAGTGGCTTGACAAAGTTTATAATATAGCATCAGATCATTTTGAAAAGCAGTGGTCAGAAAAATTAGACCCACCGGATAATGATTATTAACAGAACGCAGTCGTTGGCGTAACTTAGTTCAAAAACGGGCAATTTTGCCCGTTTTTCTTTTAAATAACACTATGGCTAGTAAATCATTAGATGGAGTCTTGACTAAAAAGGCCCATATAAAACAACAATATTCAGATCAGCAAGTTCTTGACTTTGCTGCATGTATGGATCCAGAAATTGGATACTTACATTTTGCAAAACGCTTTTTTTATATCCAACATGCGGTAAAAGGCAAACTATTATTCGAACCGTTTGATTATCAAGTACGACTAATGAGTAGTTACCATAATCATCGATTTAATATTAATATGTTACCGAGACAGAGCGGTAAAACGACATGTGCTAGTGCTTATTTACTTTGGTTTGCGATGTTTCATCCAGACCAAACAATTCTTGTAGCAGCCCACAAATATACCGGTGCCCAAGAAATTATGCAACGTATTAGATATGGATACGAATTGTGTCCGGATTATATTCGTGCAGGTGTTGTGAGTTACAATAAAGGATCGATTGAATTTGATAATGGTTCACGTATCGTAAGTGCTACTACTACAGGAAATACTGGACGCGGTATGTCTATTTCGTTATTATACTGTTTAGATGGAGAAACAACTGTTGTTAGAATTAGGAATAAAACTACGTTAGTTGAAGAAGATATCACACTAAAGGAATTATACACTAGATTGTATAATCCTACGAATATTTTTGAGTGATGTGGGGGATATATTATGTTTGTTGAAAATACTGAATATGAAATCTTAACCCCATCTGGTTGGTGTGATTTCAGAGGTCTTACACAAGCTGAATCAAAAACAACACACACATTAACATTGGTCAGTGGTGAAAAGATATCTAGTACACCCGGGCACTATTTTTTTGACAATAACATTAAAGTAAAATTACAAGAGTTATCTGTTGGTGATAGTATTGATACAGTTAATGGTAGTCAACAAATCAGTGAAATTACAGAAAACGTTAAAACCACAGTATATGACATTGTTGAAGTTGATAATGAGAAACATCAATTTATCGTGAATGATTGTTTCATTACAAAAAATTGCGATGAGTTCGCGTTTGTTCAGCCAAATATCGCAGAAGAATTCTGGACATCCATTTCGCCTACTTTAGCAACAGGTGGCCGGGCAATTATCACATCTACACCGAATTCAGATGAAGATACATTTGCACAACTTTGGAAAGAAAGCCAAAATAAGTTTGACGAATTTGGTAACGAACGCGAAGACAGCAAAGGTATTAACGGATTTTATGGGTTTAGAGCAGAGTGGAACGAGCATCCTGATCGTAACGACACATGGCGGCAAGCAGAGCTTGGACGCATTGGTGAGGAGAAGTTTAGACGCGAATACGGGTGTCTTACTTATGATGCTGTTGTAACTATAAAATGGCCTTCAGGGAAAATCGAAAAACTCTCAATGGGTGATATTGTTAGATTATTGAGTTAGTTTAGTCTGGTATAATAACAGAACAATTAACCAGCAATATAAAAAAGACGAACAACCAGAGGAGTTTCTACGTGGACGAATTATTAAAAAATAAATTAGGATTACAGGTATTAACAGACTCCGGTTGGAGTGATTTTGAAGGCATATTATTAAAAGGCGTCAAAAATACAATAAAACTACATACGCAACAACACACATTAACCTGCACCCCAGATCACAAATTATATCTCCCTGATTATGATACGATCGAAGCCGGTAAGTTAACATCAGGGCAACAGATATTAGTAGAAAATGCTTTAGATGAAGTTGTATCGATCGATCTTGCTGATTCAGAGCCTGTGTACGATTTGTATAAAGTTGAAAAAAATCATAGATATTATGCAAACGGAGTTCTAGTAAAGAATTGCGAATTTTTAGTATACGATGAAACATTAGTTAACAGTATTAAACTATCGGAACTTGTTGGTAAAGATCCGATATTTAAAGTTGGGCAAGTTCGATGGTATAAGAAAATCGAACCGGGAAACATTTACCTGGTATCATTGGACCCGAGTTTAGGTACAGGTGGGGACTTTGCAGGAATACAGGTTTTTGAATTGCCTAGTATGATCCAGGTAGGAGAGTGGCAGCATAATATCACCCCGATCCAAGGCCAAATAAAAATGCTTCGAGATATATTGCAATACATTCAATCAGAACTAGGCCCAGACATTAGTAATAACATTTATTGGTCGATTGAAAATAATACAGTGGGCGAGGCAGGATTAGTTGTTGTTTCGGATTTAGGTGAAGATACGTTTCCGGGATTATTCTTATGCGAGCCGATGAAAAAAGGGCATGTCCGCAGGTTTAGAAAAGGATTTAATACAACACATGGGAGTAAAATTTCAGCATGTTCTCGATTAAAATTTCTAATTGAAGAAGACAAGATGGTTGTTAAAAGTAAATCATTAATAAGTGAATTAAAGAATTTTATTGCGCACGGAGTATCATTTAAGGCAAAATTAGGAGAACACGATGACCTTGTTTCTGCCACATTATTAATAATTAGGATGAGTGTAACGTTAGCAGAATGGGACCCGTTAGTTTTCGAAAAACTTAGCGTAGGTAATCATTTTGACGATGACTGGGAAGCTCCCCTACCAATATTTGTTTCAACAGGTATCTGATAAATATAACATGGACGCTAATTTAGATAAAATTGCTAAAGAATTATACGGTAAAATACAAACCCGTTTTCCTGCTATTAAAATCGGCGATGAAAATGCGAATGTATTAAGTAAAAAAGAAGATATCCCTAGGGCTAGATTCTTTGAATTTGAATATGAAGAAAATAGTCAACCGTTAGGCACTATTACTGTTACACTTGATTCAGATGATGGTCTAATTATTCAAGTCAGTGGTGATATTACTAACGATGCCGATGATTCTACTCGGCATGGTGCATTTAAATTTATTAGATCATTTAGACAATTTGCAAAAGATCGACTACTAAATTTTGATATTCAAAACATAGGTAAAAGTAACTTAGATAAAAGAGATTATCAATTTCAAGCAAAACGTAAGGAATACCCGGTTATGGAAAGTAAATTATTCGGCACAACTAAAATTAGTTACCAAGACTTAGGCGAAGCAAGGCTAATTATTAAGCATAGCCAACCAGTTAATCCGGACCTGCCAGCAGGCCGCACAATGCATATTGAAAACATTTATGTTGAAAATGCATTAGGCGAAAGATTTAGATATCCGTTCAAACATTTAAATGGTGCTCGAGCATTAGCAGAGCATTTAAAGCACGGTGGAAATCCGTACGACTCAGTTGGCAAGTATATTACAGGGTTGAGTGAAGAACTTGCACAACTACGTAAATTTAAAGGGTTTGTTGGTCGTACTCCAATGGTTGCAGAAACAATGAGCGGCATTACTAATAAACTTTCAGGACGTATTGACGAGCTTAAAAAAGAAATACATAACTTACAAAAGCCAACCTTCTATGAATCCTTTATTGAATCATATAAAGAATCAGCCGAACAGGTCCTCCCAGAAGACATTATAAATGATCTTGTCGACCGTTTGACTATTCGCACTTTTAATGAAGAATTAAAAGCAGCATTTCCATTCATTTACAAGTTTATTGATGAGTCAGATATTCCAGTTAAAGAACTTAATGCTGACGATCTATTAGATGAAGAAGGTAAGTTATGTCCCGTTACTGGAAAAAGACCTTGTATGTGTGGTTCGAAAAAGAACGAAGGATTTGATCCTATTGCTGAATTTGAATCATTTATGGAAGCAATTGATGTAGATGATAATTCTGATAAAGGCCCGTTGTTCAGCCTTAATAGATTAGAACAAACGGATGCAATTGAGACTCTAAATCAAATAATGGAAAAGGAACTTAAAGGTGGGCCAGACGGAGTCAATGCCATTGAAAGTTTAAAAGGTATTATTGATGACCCAGACTTCTTAGAAGATTTACAGCATATTGATCCCGACTTAGATGTTCGTCCGTTGATACAACAATACATTACAGACACTGACCCTACAATTGCTGATCGATTAGATTTCAATGGTGCAGAACCGGAAGAGCCAGAAGAAGAGCCGGCACAACCTAAAACAGAACCAGCTCCCGAACCTGTACCGATTCCTGCCGAAGCACCCCCTGTTGCACCACAAGGAATGGCTACTCCACAGGCACCTGCTGCAATGCCTCCTATGGCAGAGAGTTTTAGTGAAGACGGATTAAATGAAATGTTAAAATATGTTTCTGGTTTTTATAACAGAGAACATAAAAATTTCCCATTAGGCGGCGAAAGAATTAAAATCAAGATAAAGAAAGAATTTGAAGATGGCGCATTTCCCAATTCATCTCCTGAAGATTTAATTAACGTATTAAAGTTTATCGAGAAGAAAGATCCGAGCACACTGCCCGCTGCCGAAACGTCAGTGCCCGATGCATCTCCTCTTTCACATACCCATAATAAAGATCCTAGAGATCAACATTTAGGTGAAATTATGGATGAAATTACTGGATTACATTTTAATGAAGAAATGGAATCTATCATTAGACTATCAGGATTAAAATAATGAAAACACTACGCGAGTACATCGAAGTAATAAACGAAGCAGAAAAAGTTATAGGAAGCGGTAGTAGTGCCGATTTACGAGGAAAATTACCAAGAACGATAGCATCTACAACTAACCCGGCATCAATGATGTCAAAAGTTGCTCCCGCCGCAGCGGCGTTAGGTGGAGGATATGAAGCAGGACAGGCACTGAACCAGATTCCAGCAGTTAGCAATGTTACCGGTAAAATTGGTCAGGGTATTGCAAATGCGTGGGATTGGGCAACAGGCAACGACAACGCACCGGAAGTTATTCAATCTAAGGCACACGGCCCGTTGAGCCCGGCAGAATTTGAAAAATATAGAGTTCCGAAAACACAACAACCTGGTGCAAAAACCCCACCGGTAACTCCACAAGCAGGTCAACCGGGGACACCTGCGAAAGCACCTGCGAAAGCACCTGCGAAAGCAAACACAGCATTTAAGGATCTTGGTGCCCAATACGGTTACACTAGTCCAGAAGAAGTGCAAGAAATTCAACAAAAACTTGCATCTATGGGATATCCAATTACAGCCGATGGAAAGTTTGGACCGAAAACCCAAGCAGCATACCAACAAGCATATAAGCAAATGTACGGGCAATCGCCAGGCGAAACCGATCCAAATCAGCCTGTACCACAAAACTATCAACAAGGCAAATCGGCAAAGCAAGACTTTAGTAAAGATGCTGCCGCAGCAGTAGGCATTCCTAACCCGTATGCACCTGCTACACCTAATACTGCAAAACAAGAGTTATTAGCCAAAGCAGCTGAATTCACAAAATCGGGCGATCCTGCAAGAGCAAAAATATATACAGATGCAGCATCGAGAATGAACGAATCTACCGAATTAGATAGAATCAAGACATTAATTAATCATAAGTAAGTTCACCATCTTAAAACAGATTTAAGTACTCATAATACTTGAAAAACTAAATAAAAACGCATACAATAATAGAATATTGTATGCGTTTCTTATTTAAGAGCGGTTCTTAAATAAGACTAAGGCACATATAATAAAAGGCATAAACAGGAGAATAATTATGGCAACTTTAGCAGAAATTAGAGCAAAATTAAAAGAGGCAGAAACCCGCAACACAGATAATAATCGATCAGGCGGGGATAACTCAATTTATCCATTTTGGAACATCAAGGAAGGCGGTGAATCCGTATTTCGTTTTTTACCCGACGGCGACGATAAGAACATTTTTTTCTGGGTAGAAAGAGCAATGATCAAATTGCCTTTTGCTGGAATTAAAGGTGAATCAGAAACTAAATCGACTATTGTACAAGTGCCTTGTGTTGAAATGTATGGCGAAACTTGTCCAATTCTTAGTGAAGTTCGTGGCTGGTTTAAAGATGATGCGCTCCAGGATATGGGTCGCAAGTATTGGAAGAAGCGTTCGTATATCTTCCAAGGTTTTGTAACTGAAGACGGATTAGGGGAAAAGGAAACCCCAGAGAATCCGATCCGTAGATTCATCATCGGGCCTCAAATTTTTAAGTTAATCCATTCAGCATTATTGGATCCAGAACTTGAAGACCTTCCAATTGACCCTATTCACGGCGTCGATTTCCGAATGAAGAAAGGTAGTAAGGGCGGATATGCAGACTATTCCACTTCAACATGGTCGCGCCGCGAACGTCCGCTTAGTGATGTGGAACAAGCAGCAGTTAAGCAGTATGGACTTCACAATCTTTCAGACTTCTTACCTAAGAAGCCAACAGAAGTTGAAATCAAAGTAATGAAGGAAATGTTTGAAGCAAGTGTTGATGGCGAATCCTTTGACGTAGAACGCTGGGGTCAATACTTTAAGCCAGCCGGCATATCACAATCAACTGGGGATCCTGTAAAGACCGCAACTCCCAAGGTGCAAGATGACTACGATGAAGAACTGGCGCCAGTAGCACCAGTTAAGAATGTTAACGTAGCTGATGCAGCATCTGGCGATAGCAGAGCGCAAGATATCCTACAGATGATCAGATCGCGTAACGCTCAAAACTAATACAGCCCGGGCCTCTACAATTTAATTGTACGCCCGAGTTTTCTACATAGGAGGAATTATGGCAACGAGACCTTTTGACCTAAGTAAATTTAGGAAAACATTAACCAAGTCTATCGACGGACTCGGTGTAGGATTTAATGACCCAACAGATTGGGTCAGCACTGGAAATTACGCATTAAATTATCTTATTAGTAATGACTTTAACAAAGGTATTCCACTTGGTAAGGTAACAGTTTTTGCGGGCGACTCGGGCGCAGGTAAGAGTTACATTTGCTCGGGAAATATTGTAAAACACGCACAACAACAAGGCATTTATGTTATCTTAGTTGACAGTGAAAACGCACTTGACGAATCTTGGCTACGTGCGTTAGGTGTTGATACAAGCGAAGAAAAACTCCTTAAACTTAATATGGCAATGATCGATGATGTTGCTAAGACAATAAGTGAGTTTATGAAAGAATACAAGACAATGGAAGACAAGCCTAAGGTCTTATTTGTAATCGATTCATTAGGGATGTTACTAACTCCGACCGATATTAACCAATTTGAAGCTGGAGATCTAAAAGGTGACATGGGCAGGAAGCCCAAAGCATTGACTGCCCTTGTTAGAAACTGTGTTAATATGTTCGGGTCATATAATGTAGGTCTTGTAGCAACTAATCATAGTTATGCAAGTCAAGATATGTTTGACCCAGATGACAAAATATCAGGTGGGCAAGGCTTTATCTATGCAAGTTCTATTGTAGTTGCAATGAAGAAGTTAAAACTCAAAGAAGACGAAGACGGTAACAAAACTAGCGAAGTAAATGGTATCCGTGCAGCATGTAAGATTATGAAAACCCGATATGCAAAACCTTTTGAGAGTTTGCAAATTAAGATTCCTTATACTACAGGCATGAACCCGTATAGCGGTCTTGTTGACTTGTTTGAAAAGGTAAGATTACTTAATCAACAAGGTAACAGATTAAAGTACGTGCATCCAGTGACACAAGAAGAGACGCTTTTATACCGAAAAGAGTGGAAAGATGATAAATTAGATATGATAATGGAGAATTTCCATATCACACCTATTAAATTAGAAGAAACTCTTGAGGAGAAGGAAGATAATGTTGAATGAAACTCAAATTGGTGAACTATGGCTATTATTTGCGGATTATATTGATAAGAAGCAACTCGATTCCGTTGCAGAAAGGTATATAGAAGTGTTACTTGATAATGGTGTTACAGATAGAACATTACAACAAGCAATGGGCGTTGAGCATACACTCGATCAAGCAATTGAGTATTATTTAGAAGATGATGCTGATCGAGAGGAGTTAGATTTTTAATGGGATGGTATACTAAGGTATCTCTGGATATATCTAATATTGCCGACGCCATGGACTATTTTTATGCCCAGTTAGAGCATGCAAAAGATGAATGCTGTATAACGGGTAATATAGAACGGGCCTCGGCCAATATGCCAGGAATTGTAGAACATAGATTTAATCAACTACAAGAAATAGAGGCTATCTTAGAGCACCTTAACATCGAACTTCGCCGATTGAGAAGTAAAAATTTTCGCAAATATCTCGAAAATTATCAGAGGGCACTGAGTTCTCGAGATTGCGAAAAATTTGTAGATGGTGAATCAGAAGTAGTTGACTATGAAATCATAATTAACGAATTTGCTTTGCTTAGAAATCGATGGTTAGGAATTACCAAAGCACTTGATCAAAAACAATGGCAGATAACTAACATTATTAAGTTACGTGTTGCTGGTATGGAGGATGCAACTTTATAAGAGGTATTCATGGAAAAAGTTTTAATTACGGGATTAAGCGGGTTTATTGGATCTAATTTAAAATCTAGATTAGAAAACAAATACGAAATTTTTGATTTAGATTGTGATTTGCTAGATGAGCCGACTATTAATGCTCGTTTGCAATATATCAATCCTGATTATATTATTCACCTTGCAGCAAGAACCGAAGTCGAAAAGAGCTTTTATGAGCAGTCATCATTTAGCTCTGTAAATTATGTAGGCACAGTAAATATTGTCGAAGCTGCTAGACAACTAACGAACTTAAAACTTTTTGTGTTTAGTTCAACTATGGAAACCTATGGCTGGCAACCGGAAAGTGATTTGATTCGTGATGGGGAAGAATTTACTCTTCCTGTATTCGACGAAGAAACTAAGCAACATCCTAATGCACCATATGCTGTAGCAAAGGTTGGATGTGAATTGTATTTAGAATATGCAGGCCGTGCTTATAACTTCCCATATTGTATTTTTAGACAAACTAATACATACGGGCGGTCCGATAACGATTTCTTTGTAGTAGAACAAGTTATCACCCAAATGTTAAAAAATCCAACCGAAATTAATATCGGGTATGATAAACCTTATAGAAACTTTTTATGGATCGACGATTTGTTAAGTTTATACGAGACTGTTCTCGAAAAAAGCAATCTTGCAAGACAAGAGATTTTTTGCACAGGACCAGCAAATGCACTTAGCATTAAAACACTAGTCGATATTATTGCACAGAAGTTAAACTGGACTGGTACAATTAATTGGGGTCGTAAACCATTTCGAGTCGGTGAGATTTATGTATTAAATTCAATTCCTGCAAAAGCTGAACGGATTTTAGGATGGAAACCGACAGTTGAATTGAATGAAGGATTAGATCGAACAATCGAAATTTGGAAGAAGAAACTTTTATAAGTTGTACTTGACAAGATAAGAATAATTCTTTATAATTAAACATATGAAGTATATTGACGAACTGTTTATCGATAAGATGAAATTGATAGACGAAACACAGATTTCTCATAGAGACCTTAAGATTTTCAAAAGTCTTTTGAAAGCGGTATCGAATACTTCTTTTATTACTGAAAATCAAGGTCGGTTGTTATTAAGGTTACTTCGAGAAAATAATTCAATTTTTAATATTGAACAATCTCATCTAGCTCAACCCGATTGGTCAAAACAGTTTAGGCCAGTTGACGATACAAGAAAGATGTACCTCTCGTCAAATAACGAACATAATCAAATTGTATTAGAATTTGGATATTCTGCGTCAATACGAAAAGCATTGCAAGAACGATTCAAGGATGGAAAGCTCGAAGGATTCGTCGCCGATCCTAATAGTAAAACATATTCTGCTGATCTAACCGAACTAAACATAGTAACCCTAGTTGATGTTGTATCCGGATTAGGTTTTATTATCAAAGACACGATAATGGAATATTATGTTACTATTAAATCATGGGATATTATTAATATAAAAAATCAATATCGTATTAATACTCTATCCCATGCTAATTTTCAAAAGCATTTGACTTCTGATTTAGGTATAGATATTCCGCTAACACAAAATATTATTGCTGATCGTAGCGTCCGGTATCAATATTATATAGATAACAAAGAACCAACTACACTTACAGAACAAATTGCATATCGTAATCAAACTAAGATTTGGATCAATAGCGACGAATATTCATTATATAATGTGTTTGAATCGCTTATTGAATTAAAAAGATTGCCGGTATTATTAATTTTTGACACGCATAATCAAAAAAAGTTAACTGCTCAAATAGTTGAAATGTCTAACGTATTAACACACTTTGACATTAATAACGTGGGAATATATTTTAGGTTACCTAACAACGATACCGGTAAACAATTTAATGAAATTGTCGCAGAAAGAAAGTATAATACGATATTAGATAAGAATACACAAGTTATAGGAGTTGAAACTAATAAACTTCCAAAGTTTATACTCAGGAACAATTGGAAACCTATGAGCGTTATTGTAGTTAACACTAATTTAAGGAATAGCAAAACTGCAATATACTCTACTTGTTGCGATCTAATAATAACCTATGATACAGAACCGGGACTTTTTGAATTTAAAAACAGATGGTTAAATTAATAATTAAAGACGAAGTCAACATTAAATTTGAAGGATTGTCGTTAGAAATACGAAAAAAACTAGCAACAACCTTTAAATATGAGGACCCAACTGCTAGATATCGTCCTGCATTTAAACTTGGCAGATGGGACGGTAAGATTAGTTTGTTTGGCCTCGGGGGCAATGGATATCTAAGTCAATTAGAACGAATACTAGAAATTTTATACAACAATCATATCGGCATTGAAGAAGTAATTGATTTAAGAAAAACTGGTAAGATTGAGTTCGAGCCTGTTACTACTACTTATTGGGCAGATAAGGATAAAGTATGGCCAAAGGGACATCGATTTGAGGGGCATCCTATTACATTAAGAGATGATCAGGTAGAAATTGTAAATCGGTTTTTTGATCATACACAGGCATTACAAGAAGTAGCAACTGGAGCAGGAAAGACTATTATGACAGCCACGCTTGCCCACTGTGCTGAAAAATATGGCAGAACTGTTACTATTGTACCTAACAAAGATCTCGTTACACAAACAGAAGAAGATTTTAAAAATGTGGGATTAGATGTTGGGGTATACTATGGTGATCGTAAAGAAACCGGCCGTACTCATACTATTTGTACCTGGCAAAGCCTAAATATTCTAGATAAGAAATCTAAGAATTGGGACAACGATTATGCACTTACACTATCAGGATTTTTAGATGATGTAAATACTGTTATTGTAGACGAGTGTTTCTCTGGCGATACGATGATTACAACGCCAACCGGAAAAACCCAAATCAAAGATTTAAAGATAGGCGATAAAGTAATTAACCTGTGTGAAAAACATAATGTATTTAAAGAAGATACTATTATCAAAATACATAAAAATTTAACCCATACTATGCATGAAGCTATGCTAGAATTGGAATTTGATAATGGACAATATATAAAAGTTACAGCAAATCATAAATTTTTAACTGATAAAGGATGGGTCAGAGCAGACGAATTGACTAATGATTTAGAGATAGTTGACATAAATTCATTGTAGCTGATAAAGCATACTTGTTAAGTAACGGAATTCCAGCAAATTTAGATGACTTTGATAAAGAAACAAAAAATTGAAAAACTATATGAAATTAATAAGAAAGACAATAGTCGAAAAGCCAGAAGAAGTATATAATCTACATATTGAAACCGATCATAACTATATTGCAAATGATGCAGTTGTATCAAATTGCCATCAAGCTAAGGCAGAGATATTAAAATCCCTACTTACACAAAATATTTCTAATGCATGTATTCGATGGGGTCTAACTGGAACTATTCCAAAGAACGATTTTGAGGCAGAACCTATTTTTGCCAGTATCGGACCCGTTGTTGGAGGAATCAAGGCACACGAATTACAAGAAATGGGAATTCTTAGTAAATTGCACGTGAATATTATGCAGTTGATCGATTTACCAGAATTTAAATCGTATGCGGATGAAAACAAATATCTAGTCACCGATAATGATAGAATGACTTTTATTTCGACCCTAGTGCGATCTATTTCAGAAAGTGGGAATACGCTTGTACTAGTGAATCGAATCGATACTGGTGAGCAACTACAGGAACACTTAAAAGATTTAGATGTTGCATTTATTTCCGGTAAAGTAAAAGGAAAAAATAGAAAGGAGGACTACGACGACTTTAAAACGAACGACAGTAAAATTTCGATTGCTACATATGGTGTCGCTGCTGTCGGTATTAATATTCCTCGTATTTTTAACCTTGTGCTCATTGAACCTGGAAAGAGTTTTGTTCGTGTAATACAAAGCATTGGAAGAGGAATCAGAAAAGCAGACGATAAAGACTTTGCAAATGTTTGGGATATTGCTAGCACTTGTAGGTTTGCTAAAAAACATTTAACAGAAAGAAAGCGTTACTATAAAGACGCAAAATATCCGTTTACACTACAAAAAATTGACTGGACCAAATAGAAATTATTCAGGAGGCTATTATTCACATTTTAACATTAGACAACGAACCATTCTCATTAAATAATCTACCCGAAGAAGTAGACGAAAACACTAGATTTGCAGTGTTGGACAACAGCGATTCCAAAGATCCAGATTTCTTTTTTGTGCCACTAATATTTTTAGAATCATTCAATAGTCCTGCAATGGTCCTTAAAATTGGAGAACACGAAGTCATTATGCCAATCGATTGGTGTATTGCAGTAGGCGATAGTTCCACAGGAAATGATATAGAAATTCTACCATTAACTAGTTTAAATGACAGAGGGTTCGAAGCACTACTTTTTAATCCTTTGAGCTCATTTAGACTTGAATTTAAACGCATAGAGGTAGTAAACTTTTACAATGATGTTAAATGGTATTTTCCTAAAATGAAAAACGGACAATTACTTGCTACCCCGATTACGCAAGGGTTGGCTCCGTTATGTGCATACTTTGTAAAGGAAATATCAAGGCAAAGTGAAATCATTTATTTAGATAGGCTTTTCTAATGTCTGAAAAAGTAGAATTAAAAGAAAAATTGCAAGCAGTTGATCAAAATATTCGAGAATTGTGGGATGCTATGGATGAAGAAAATCAAAAGTCGTTAAAGAAAGAATTTTTCATACTTAATCGATATATCAGTAATGTTAAAAATCAACCTAAGGCAATTCAAGAACACTATGTGTTGACAGTAAATGAGTATTGTAACAAACATTGGAATACGCTTCAAGATTACCCAAAACTCATGTGGATATTGCTATGTATGTGTAGTTATAATGGAGAAAACATTTACTTTCATAAATGGATTGGAATTACAAAAGGGTCTATAAATAAAAAAGTTAGGTTTTTAGAAGAAACATATCCTACTATGAAACGAGTCGACATTGAATTATTGGCCAAAATTAATACCGAAGAAGATATTAAGCAGTTAGCAAGAAACTTAGGGCTAGAAGAATCTATTATTGCAAAGAAATTTAAATGAACGATTTTTATACCTTTATCATCCTATCTACAATTAATGCGTCGACTACAATTTGCGACACTAGTGAAAGATATAACGAAACAATTAATACTATTAAATCAATACATAGAAAAGTTCCTAATTCTAAGATCATATTTGTTGACAATTCGATCAACTTGCCGACTGTTGCACAACAGAAAGAAATTGGCAATCTGGTAGATATTCAAAAATATTTAGATCCTTCATTGTTTTCCGAGATTACTAATAATTTTGGATCAAAAAGTTTAGGTGAAGCAATGATATTATATGAAGCGATGAAACTTATTAAAACAAATAATTTAATCGGAAGAAGAATATTTAAAATAGCTGGAAGATATCAATTATCTGATACATTTAATCTTATCGAGTACGACGAAGCAGTTAATGGGAAGTATGTTTGGATTCTAGAGCCGAATGATTCGACTACATACCAAACTACATTAATGTCTTTCTGTCCTACGTTATTTGATGAGTATTTTGATCTTATCCCTCAGATGTTTTATAATATGCTACGTCATTTAGGCACATCACATTCAAATTGGGGGAAAAGTAATTTTAAATTTATTCCTCGAGATAAGGTAGTTATATTAAATACTGCACACGTCGAAGGCTGGCGAGGTCTTCCTAGGTCCGAACGCCCACGTTATGTAAAATTATGAATAATTTCTATACCTTTATAGTTACATCAACTATCAACGCCTCTTCAAAATTATTTGATATTAGAAATAGATATGAAGAAACATTAAAGACACTAACTTCGATTCGATCAAAAGTAAATGATTCGAGAATCATTTTTATTGATAATTCTTTAGTACCTCTTACTGATGAGCAGAAAAAAACAATTGACACATTAACAGATGTTGCCGTTTACCTAAAACCAAATTTGTTTTTTAATTTTTCAAATAATACAGGACTAAAAAGTATAGGCGAGGCATTTATATTATATGAAGCTATACATCTTGCTAAACAACATAATTTGCTAGGGAAACGAATATTTAAACTGTCTGGCCGATATTTTTTATCAGATACCTTTGATATATCAGTTTACGATGATCGATTTATCGGCAAGTATGCATTTCGTAAAACTATACATAAATTTGGTATAGATGCTAATCCTTTTCCACAATATGTGTATGAAACAATGCTTGTATCATTTTGCCCAACATTAGTTGACGAATATTTAGAATTAATACCAGTCATGTTTAGCGATATGCTTCTGAATATTTTAAATTCAGAAGGGTTATGGGAAGTGAGCAATTATAAACATGTTCCTCAGGATAAAGTAGTTGCGATGGATAAAGTACACATCGAAGGATGGAACTCTGGATATTACTTAGTTCTTGATCATAGCTTTTTAGGACCCAGACCGACTAGTCTAACATACGTAAAATCATGAATAATTTTTACACATTTATAGTTAGGTCAGCAATTAATGCCAGTATTCGTGAAAATATTATTGATAATAGATACGTAACCATATGGTATGTAAAGAAATGATGAATTTAACACCAAATAAACCTTATGTGTGTAAATATTGTAGTCACGGGTTCACGAAAGAAAAAACTCTAGCCGTACATGTTTGTGAACAGAAACGACGAGCGCTGGCTCAACATGAAAAACATGTTGTTATAGGGTATGATACTTATGTGAGATTTTACAAGACAACACAAGATAATTCGAGAGATAAAACTTATGAAGAATTTTGCCATGGTCCGTATTATAATGCTTTTGTTAAGTTTGGCAGCTTTGTTAACAACGTTAATCCGCTTTATCCCGACCAATTTATAAATTATGTAGTCACTAGTGGTGTAAAACTTGATCATTGGTGCCGCGACGAATTATACGAGAAATACGTTTTGGATTTAATTAAAACAGAAACTGTAGAAACCGCCCTTCAACGCAGTATAAATCATATGATAGAATGGGGTGAAAACAATCAAGCTAAATGGAATCATTACTTCTTATATGTAAGTTTTAATCGTGCCATGTATGATATAAAGGACGGGAAAATTAGTCCCTGGTTGATATTAAATTGTGCAACCGGGAAAGCAATGTTACAAAAGTTTAACGACGAACAATTAGAAGCTGTTAGCAATGTTATAAACGTGCCGTTTTGGGTATCTAAATTTAAAAAATTTCCGGTAGATGTTAACTTTGTTAAACAAGTAGTAAAAGAATCAAACATCTAATGGATATTGATATCGATTTTGCTGATCGTAAACAAGCATTGGGAAAGATTAAACATGTCGTAGCTTCGAGAAAAACGGCTGACGGCATGACCGCACACAATACAGGAATTTATTTACAAGCAATACCGTGTGATCCAGTCACAAATTTAAGCACAATAGACTATAAAGAGGCAGAACAGCGAGGCTACTTTAAGATAGACTTTCTTAATATTAATGTATATCAAGGGGTGCGAAGTAACGAACACCTAACACAATTATTAAACACGGAGCCATTATGGGATCTTTTAGAACAAGACGAATTTGTAAATCTTCTATTTCATCTAAACGGGCATGGTACCGTCCTGCGGCAGATGAAACCTACCTCTATAGAACAGCTCGCCGCAATATTAGCGATAATACGCCCGGCGAAACGTTATCTGATAGGGAAAGATTGGACTACGGTGATGAGCCAAGTCTGGGTAAAACCAAATAACGATGAATACTACTTTAAAAAGAGTCATGCTCACAGTTATGCGGCATTAGTAGTTGTGCATATGAATTTATTATGTGAACAACTTGCTAACGGTGAATTACTAGGGTTAACGGGATCTGCGAACTAATTGTACTGATTTACGCTTTACTCGCTTTAAAGTTAAATTCATTAGATTAACAACTGGACCCAATATAACTTTTACATCTTTACTATTAAATGTCTTAATAGCATAATGAAACGGTTGTATTTGATCCCTGCAAAAGATAGAAATTGGAAATTGACGATTTGATTCCCACCACCAAATTTCACCAATTTCTAAAAATGCTGCTCTTTCTTCTAGGCTCCGAATTGAATTAAGATCATAAAAACTAGTTACAAACTGATCTTGGTTGAGAATGATCCCGACATACTCTTCATTGCCATATGTTAACACCGATATAAACGGTAAAGTGCTTGTTATGTTATCTCTTAAATTTGCCATAAATACATAAAAGGTTTGCCAAAATGCAAAAAATCCTAAGTTATTTATATCCAAACCGTGTCCAGATCTTAGCCGATCTGGTCGGCTTTAATGTGGAGTATACCAACGTGTATCAACGAAATGTAAAGATTTATAGAGGTATCGACAATACTATCGAGTTCGATATTAAAAATGCTGATCAAAAACGAATTGATCTAACAACAGTGGACACTATTATAGGTTCAATAGAACTTAATGTAATGGATGCTAGCGGAAATCCCCTTCCAAACAGTCCATACACAGTAACCCCGACAAGTTTAAAAGGAATAGCAACAACTACAATTCCAGCAGACGATTTAGCAGGATTTAACAATCAATTCCTAAAATATAGTTTAATTGCTTATAAAACTGATTTATCGCAAATTCCATTATACTGCGATAGCAAGTTTGGTGCGGTAGGTACAATTGAACTCGACGGAGATGCTATGCCTGTTATTAGACCATCGAGAATATTTGATACCTTTACAGGAGAGGTTGATTTACAAGGTATTCCGATCTGGCATAGTTCAATTATTCCTGCTAAATTTTATGAAGCAGTGCCTACAGCATCGTTATCATTCGACATACAAGTAACTGGGTTTGTGGGTACAATTTGGATTGAAGCCACAACAGACATGACTTCAAATAAAGAGGCATTTCTAGCAGCAGGCAAACCGTTTGGATCTTGGACACACTTGTTTACTGACGGAATGTTTACCGGTTCGATTCCTTATGCTACTTCTCTTGCAGTCGGGAACTATAATTATTTCCGGGTATCATACCAAACTCCGAGTATTAGTGGTTTAGGTGCAACATTTATTGTGACCAAAGAAAATAATGAGTATCAAGTTGCTATTAAATATGGCGGTACTGGTTACACAAAAGGATCTCTAATTAAAGTACTCGGCCATCAATTAGGCGGAGTAGACGGAATTAATGATTTAATGATTACTGTTAACGGGGTATACGGGGCTAGTTCAACAGCAATATCTTCTAGCTATACTATTAGCGAAGTTGTTTCTGTTAGTTGGACCGGCGTAGCATCGAATAATACCGGAACGTATATTGTTTCGGGTACAAATTTTTCCGGAATAGTTGACAAAATTATAGTAAGTTAATATAATAAGGTATGAGCCTTATTATCGAAACAATATTAGCACATCTACCAGCAAAGAGAAAACATACTCCGTCTAGCTGGATTAGCTTCAATGCCCCTTGTTGTGATGATAAACGACAGCGCGGGGGCCTAATCGTTAATTCCGGCAATGCAATCTCTTATCATTGCTTCAATTGCCAATTTAAAACAAGTTGGCAACCTGGCCGACCCATTAGTCAAAAGATGCTTAAACTCATGCGTCTGTTTAACATGAGTGATGATGTCATTATTCAACTCAGCTTAGAAGCGTTAAGACTGAAATCAGATAGTCAAGAAAAAGTAAAAAGCATTGTTCCTAACTTCTATGATAAAGAATTACCAATGGATTCAAAACTCATTACTAATTTTAAAGACAATATTCCAGATGCACTAATTCCTGTGTTACAATATATGTCGGATCGATGCTTATATCTTGAAGACTACCCGTTTTTTTGGTGCGATAAACAAGGCTTTAGAAATCGATTAATTATACCGTTTTATTATAAAGATAAAATTGTAGGGTATACTGCTCGCACAATTAATAATGCTAATCCAAGGTATATTTCTGAACAACAACCTGGATATTTGTTTAATCTAGATAGGCAAACATCTGATCGAGTATTCGTACTTGTGTGCGAAGGCCCGATTGATGCGATAAGTATCGATGCGTGTGCAATACTTGGGGCAGAAATCAAAAAGAGTCAAGACTGGCTACTACGACGTCTTAATCGTGAAATTGTATGGATCCCGGATAAAGACCATGAAGGTCCAAAAACTATCGAACAAGCATTGGAACTAGGGTGGTCTGTTAGTATGCCTGATTGGCCCGATGGCGTCAAGGATATTAATGATGCTGTGAGAAAAATTGGTAGACTAGCTACACTTTGGTTAATTACACAAGCGAAAGAATCAAATGCACTGAAAGTTAGACTTCGTGCAAAAACATGGTTTAATGAGGAAAAAAAATGAAAGCAATTATTAGATTTATGACTACCCCGTGGCGTAAATGGCAAGAACATAAGAAGTTTAAAAAACGTCTTGAAGAACTACGTAAGAGAGACCCGTTTATCTATAAATGAATAGTTGGGGGATTAGCGCAAATAGTCATGATGCTGCATTGACAGTATTTTATGGCGAAAAAATTGTGTTTGCGAGTCATTCCGAACGGTTTAGCCGAATAAAGAATGATCGCAACTTACATCCTGGTCTTATCAATCATGCATTAAAATTTGGAGAACCACATGAAATCTACTGGTACGAAAATCCCTACCTTAAAACAGCAAGACAATTTATTGCCGGACAAGGATGGAAATGGAAGGAAAATAACATTCGTAAGTACTTGGATGGTTACGGGATTAACTGCCCTATTAACTACACTCTACATCATCACAGCCACGCAGCTGGAGGTTATTATACTAGTAATTTTGATGATGCTTGTGTTGTTGTTCTAGATGCAATTGGTGAATTTGAAACTACAACCATCTGGGAAGGACAAGGGAACAACCTAACAAAAAAATGGCGACAAACTTTTCCTCATAGTGTGGGACTTTGGTATTCTGCCATGACCCAACGTGTAGGTCTAAAACCATTAGAGGACGAATATATTTTAATGGGGATGGCAGCATACGGAGACGGTAGACATTTATTTAAGGTGTTTGACGATTTTATAAAGGATCCGGACAAACTAACCTTTGAAAAAAACTTGCATCGAGGATGCATAGATTGGGCTCCGGAAATTCCCGTTAATGAATATTTTGATATCGCAAGTGCAACACAAAAGAACTATGAAATATTACTTTGGTCCGTACTCGAAAAGGCTCGTAAAATAAGTAAGAGTAAGAATCTTGTACTAATGGGTGGATGTGCATTGAATTGTTCGGCAAACTACTTAGCGCATAAACTTTTTGATAATGTATGGATCATGCCAAATCCAGGGGACGCAGGATCTAGTATGGGCGCAGTATTAGCACATCGGAAACATCATATTCAATGGCCCGGGCCGTATCTTGGATACGATATGGGCTATAGTTCAACTGAAGAAGAGATAGTTGAGTATTTGCTCGAAAATAAAATCTGTGGTATTGCAAGAGGTCGTGCAGAGTTTGGCCCTAGAGCGTTCGGTAATCGGAGTTTGGTGGCAGACCCTCGGGGAAACGATATTAAGGATCGAGTTAATAAAATTAAACAACGGCAGGAGTTTAGACCGTTTGCTCCTATGATTCTCAAAGAACATGCTGCTGATCATTTTGATTTAATTAGTAACGACCACAGATACATGCAATATACCGTTATCTGTAAACACCCAGATTTATATCCCGCTATTATTCATAAAGATGGCACTAGTCGTGTGCAAACTGTCGGCCCCGAAGATGATCAGTATGTTCGGAAGTTATTAGAGGTATGGTATGCTAAAACAGGATGCCCAATGCTGCTGAATACTAGTTTAAACATTAAAGGACAACCGATGGTTAATAATCATAATGATGCATACAACTTCGATCATCATTATGGTGTTAAGGTGTTCAAATAGAAGATATAATATATAAATGCAGAATACGGACTACGGATACGACATCCAAAAACTTTATCTCGAAATGATGCTAGCAGATGCGGCAACATTTGCAAGGTGCCAGAGTATCTTCGATCATACACTTTTTGATCGGAGATTACAAATAACAGCAGAGTTCATGGATAATTATGTTAAAGAGCATAACGTAATGCCTACTGAACAAATTATTAATGCTGCTACTAATAGTGATTTCAAAGTAACATACGATTTAAGAGAGGAACACTTTGATTGGTTGATGAACGATTTTGAAACGTTTACTCGACATAAAGGGCTCGAAAGAGCTATCTTAGCATCTGCTGATCTACTTGAAAAAGGTGAATACGGCCCTGTAGAAGATATGATTAAAAAGGCCGTGCAAGTAGGTCTTACTAAGGATCTCGGTACCGACTACTTCGAAGACCCTCGTGCTCGACTAATGAGGATTAAAGATAAAAACGGACAGATATCTACCGGATGGCAGACTATGGACGATAAACTGTTCGGGGGAATGAATCGAGGTGAACTTAATATCTTTGCAGGCGGATCCGGCGCAGGTAAATCACTATTCCTTGCTAATCTAGGTGTTAATTGGGCGTTGCAAGGTCTTAATGTAATTTACTTGACATTGGAGCTTAGTGAAGAACTTGTGAGTATGCGTATTGATAGTATGATTACAGGGATACCGAGTAGAGAAGTCTTTAAGAGTCTCGACGATGTAGAAATGAAAGTTAAAATGATCGGAAAGAAATCGGGCAGTCTGCAGATTAAATACATGCCCAGCGGTAAGACTACAAATGATATTAGATCATATCTTAAGGAATATGAAATTAAACTAGGTAAGAAAATTGATGTGTTACTGGTCGATTATCTTGACTTGTTGATGCCCATTAGTAAGAAGATTAGCCCGGCGGACTTGTTTATTAAAGATAAATTTGTTTCAGAAGAACTTAGAAATTTGGCAATGGAGACAAAATGTATCTTTGTTACAGCAGCACAGTTGAACAGAGGAGCGGTAGAAGAAGTTGAATACGACCATAGTCATATTTCGGGCGGCCTTTCTAAGATTCAAACTGCTGATAACGTTTTTGGCATCTTTACTAGTCGGGCAATGCGTGAACATGGCAAATATCAGTTACAATTAATGAAAACACGTAGCAGTAGCGGAGTCGGACAAAAAATTGATCTTAAATTTGATATCGATTGCTTACGTATTTCTGACTTAGATGACGACGACGGATATAACAACAAATCTAGTACAGCAGGATCTAGTTTGTTGAATCAAATTAAACAACGTAGCACAGTTGATCCTGATACCGGGGAAACAATGCCGTCCGCATCTGCTCCAAAAGCAAAGGCAAAAATCGAAAGTACAAAGTTACGGCAGTTGATCGATAACTTACCGACAGACGAGATTTAATATATGATTTTTAGTTGGGACGATATTGTAATTATTGGGGATAGTTTTGCGGCCGATCGATCCAACAAAACCGACTGGCCTCAACATTTAACCCTTGAACTAACTACTCATCCATATTCCCCAACACAACTACCTAGAGGAAAAGGTTACTTCGGTGCAGCATGGTGGAGTACTCGTAAAGAATTATTAAAACAATTAGATCAGAGAATTCCTAAGATACTAGTTATATGTCATACTGATGCATTGCGTATTCCACATGATAGAGATTTAGCACTGAACTGCTACACCTCCTATTTTAAAGGGAACAAAACTAAACATATCGATTCTAGTCATCATGCAGCATATTTGTATTTTAACCATTTAATCTCAATAGATTATCACTTTTGGTCACAGCTTCAATGGTTTAAAGAACTTGATAATATCTTAGATCAATATTCGATTCCCTATATAATACACTTACCGATTGCATCCAGTGAACATGATACTTTATTAGATCCAATCAACGAAAAAATGAGAACAACATCTGAGCAATATCAATTTAGAAATGGCGTAACTACTAGACAACATTTACTGGCTCTTGCAACAAAGATTGTAGATCCTACCCTGGCGTTACGAAATCATTTTACCGAAGAACAAAATCTTAATCTTGCAAATAGTCTTATAAAGATTATTAACAATTATCCCGGTCAAGGACTTGTTGATCTGTAATGTATTATTGATAATTGGTGCTCGTTAAGAACTTTTGCTCAAATTCAGTAGATAAATTAATTGTTGATGACTCTGTAATACACTTATATAACTTATCAGATAATACAACATGATTTTGATAACACAAATGATTGAGTCGAATATCACTCATATTATACTTTTGGAATAGCGCATGTCGCATGTTATCATCAATAAATTCTAGATTACTAACTTGAGATAATGACTGCCCAACAGCCCAATCTAACGAAGGAAATAGGCTAACATCAATAAAATTGTAATCATCAAATAATGGAATAATGATAACTTTTAAGGCAAGTTGATTACAAATATGCTGAACACTATACAAGAAATTCTTAATATTAACTTGTATTTCTGATTCATTGAACAGATATTGCGTGTACAACTTCATAGCCGTTAACTCTTCAGGGCTGACATCATTGGCAAATAACTTATGATAAAACGATATGTTAGGTCTATCGACAAAAAAATAATTACGATTTATACTGGTTAACCCTATAATGACTATATCACCGTATTTGAAATTAGACTGCTGTTGATGAAACTGATAATACGTGTACCCTAACGCTGTTCCGCCCTTGGCATGATTCGATACCAACATACTTAATCGACGAGCTAACATAGGAACCCAATACTTATCGGTTCCAAGATGCTGCTCTATGTAACTGTCACCGAAACACCAGAGCATTACTTGATACCAATCTTCATAAAACGTAGGTAGTTATATCCTTCATAATCTTTGACTACAATGGCCCCGACATATAATGTTTTATCTAACTTATACGCACTGTTGAATCTCTCAAGGGTTTCGATCCCGTTTGAATCTTCTTGGTGATCTCTCCCTTGTAACGCTACTATACTCCCCGACGGAATGTTGGCTAACCAATTTGAACCACGAATGTCATTGGTTGATGTGTTTATAACAAGAATTTGATTACCCTTGTACACAACTTGATTGGCATCGGCTCGAATTGCACTTATATGACGATTTAAATGCATACGCTTCAATACGTGCGTTACATATTCGGTCTTTTCATGATCCCAATCTATATTGTAAATATGATCAAACGATATATGCTTGCTAATTAAAAATAATCCCATTGACCCGTACCAAGAACCTAGAATGTATACAGAATCAAATTGACTATAACTTAACTCTTTTAACTTATGACATAACCATAACTTACTCTTGTTTAAATCAGGAGTGGCACTACCAGAAGGTGTGTCGGGACTATATTCTTTTAACATGTTAATATTTATAAATATAACATACACATCGGAGCATAAAATGCCAGACTTAAATAATACTATATTATCACAAAACAACTATCGAACACAACCAAGTTTGGTACACGACAAATGCAACGTATTAGCATCTATACTAACGCTGATACTAAAACTAACTACTTAGACTCTAACAGCTTATACAGTCAGATTGTTCGCTCATTACAACAAAATGTAGAGCTGTATGCTGTACATATGCCCGATACAGCATTCTTTACTTGCTGGGGTGAATACTGCTTCCAAATCGATGTGGCTTATGATACTGCTGTTGATTATTGGAATGATGCTAATAGTTTTATTGACGATGGCGATCCCGTCAATTGGTACTATGGTATTGCAGAAGGTAATCCAAACATGAATGGACTATACGATGTGGTCACTAACGCACTGTCTAAGGCACAGGTTGATACTTACTGCTTTCCGATGATTACTTGGACTAACGGTGATATGACATGGCCATCTAATAATACTACAGTTCCTGGCGGCCTTACTCCTGAACTAAGAAAGAATACCGCTGATCAGGCACTTGCTCCGGGCGATAGCGACTTTACAAGAAAACGTAAGATTAGCGATTGGATTAAAACATTAAACAAATAAAGAATATAAAATGCCACTCTTCTTAATTGTGGCATTTTTTTATGACCTACGAGACAAAGTATAACCAAACACCCGCGAAGCGGAAAAGCGGTAGAACAGACTATATATTCCTAATATCAGACCATATAAATACATAATGAAACTACGCGAACTCTTCGAACAACTTACTTTCCACGGTAGACCCTGCACTAAAGACTGCTCAGGCCATAAAGCAGGTTGGGAATGGGAACGCAAGAATCAAACTAACCGTATAGCACAAACTCCTAGCACAAGTTTTAATAACGGTACAGAGATTGCAGTTTCACAGCGTCAAGCGGGTAAACAACCTGTCGGAACTAATATACAGGGCGCAAATGGACGCTTCCAAAAGTTCCAAAAGGTTAGAGAAACTACCCTAAACGAACTGTTCGATAAACCTGTAGATTGGCACTGGGATGAGAAAGAAAATGGATTCCTGTCCGCTTCTTTTATGATAGGACAGGCTAGGTATGTTGTGCTACTGACTAACGAACCGATCTATCATAACGATACTGGCGAATATGTAGACGATAACGTTTGGGATGTTGAGTTCCAAGACCCTGCCGCAGACGATCCCTATGGCATTACAGGTAAAGGAAACGCTACTATGGTGTTTGCTACTGTGATAAGCATACTGACAAAATTTAAATACGATAACTTACAGGCTACTCTAAAATTTACCGCTAAAGAACCAAGCAGACAAAAACTATATAACAGACTGATTGGTACACTACAGAGAATGGGGCTGAAGGCACATCAGGCACAGAGCCCTAATGGCGAGATAGGATACTTGGTTAGATAATACTAGACTTGTATACTCGAAATGGGTCCTGCACTCTAAAAAAATTGCCGCGCAAAAAATTATAGAGAAGTACTTATAGATTCATCCTGGTGATTTTGTGTCTATGGGTGGTGATTTTAGAACACGCTTTTAATAAAATTGCAAATGTTTTTATTATATAGCCCCGACCCCCCTCTTGTCAACTTTTTTATTTTTTACATGTTAACATAAAAAATACGTAGCGCAAGTGTTTTTACTTACGCTACGTATAACACACTACACGTTAAAAGCTAATGTTAAAAATAAGTGCATTTTTAGTTTGTTTTACTTTAATGTTGTTGTTTTGCGCTACTTGCTGTAACAGTGTGTTAACTTGTGAGCTAAGTAAGCATTGCTTAGTAACGTTAGCAACTTTAACGCTAATAAACGTATTGCGTAAATTAACATAGCAAGTGCTGCGTAAAAACGCTTTAGTACACATGTTGTAAATGCTATAAGCAAATGCTTTTTGTGCTGTTGTGTATAAGTTAGCGTTTGCTTTGTTTTGTGCTTGTGCTTGCAGTACACAATAGTACGCTGTAGTTACTGCGCTGTTATGTTGTGTAGTAGTTACATTTACGTTGTTAAAAAGTGCGTTTACAATAGTAGTGTTTTGCATAGTAGTGTGTAGTGCTGTAGTTGTTTAAGTGTGTATATTTAAACATACTTTAAAGTGTTTTGCAAGTGTTTTGCTTTAAAGTGTTTAATACGTGCTATGCTGTTACCTTTCTACAAGCGTTCTTCTCTTGTGTGCTAGCCTTGTGTGCCACCTTCTGAACCGTACCGCCATTAGCGAGGAACGCTGCTACTGCTATTGCTGCTGCGCGTTGTGCTGCTTTGTCCATTGTATGCTCCTGTGCTGTTAGTGTGTGTAGTATAGAGCCGTCCTTGTGCTGTGTCAACCAATCTATGCCACCTCTACCTCTTTAATAATAGCTCTAAAGCCAAGCACCTCGATACGAGCAGCAGCAACAAGTGCCTCTTCGTAGTCTTTAATACTGCATTGTGACATCATATGGATTTCGCCGTCGATACCTTCCAGGGTAGTATAAATTTCTACTTCGTACATGTTGCTCTCCGGGTGTGTGTTTAAGTGTCGTTAGTATAAGCTAATTGGACTTATATGTCAACCAAACAATCTGAGTCAACCGTTATGATCAAAAAAATCCCCGACCGAAGCCAGGGATGAATCACAATGAAACCTTATTTCGTCACGGTCTGTCCGTTTGTTCTAATCTCCACAATGTTCTCCAGTGCAATAGTGCGGACCTGGATAGTGTGTAGTACATCGTATGTCTTGTTGTGTACTACGTTATCGCCCAATAGCTTCTCACGTGCGCTAGGAGTAAGGAACTCTGCTACCTGCTCGCGTGTCGCGCACTTACCGTTAACTGTAAACGTAGACTTAGCGTTGTTAAACACGGCGTACAAGTATTGTTTCTTGCTAGCCTTGTGTTCTACGATAGAGTAGCAGTCAGTATGTTCGAAGTAGTTCTCTTGTGCCTTAAACTCTGCCACCTTATCGCTATCGTTCTCTTGGATCTTTGATGCTGCCTTCTGTACTGCCTTAGTGTAGATACCTTCAGCTTCGGTGTTAGCAAACAGTTGGACATTAGCGACAGTGTACTTCTCAATGTTAACTGTCTTGTGTTTAGCGGCAGTTGGTACTTTAGTTTTGTATTCGATACCAGCAAAGGTAGAAGCTTTGTTGCCCAGGATGTTTTGAATTTGTGTGGAAGTAATCATTAGTATCTCTCCGGTTGTGTGTCTAAGTGTCGTTAGTATAAGCTAATTGGACTTATATGTCAACCAAACAATCTGAGTCAGCCACATTTTTTTGAATACAGTCTAGAATAAGTGATGCGCCCCGTCTACTTAAACAACACACACGGGACGCATCGGAAAGCGTCATAGGGTAGTTAAGGAAGTTCAACTACCCATCTATCTTACAAAACCTTCAACGCATCGATCAAAGCGTGTGCAGCATAAAAGTCCTTATTTGCCACTGCTGATGTAACCTTCTGTTGGATCAATCGACGTGTAGTTTCGGTTGTAATATTTTCGTACTCATCAATCTCTGGAGTGTATTGTGGAAATGCATTCTTAAGATCGATAGTATCTACCATATACTTGCCGGTTACCTTAGTCTTATCAAGTACTGCTTCACGCTTATCGGTAAAGTAGGGATATGTATAGCGTAGAATAGTCTTTTCCTGGACTTCTACAAGATCAGCGGCGGTATTAAGATTTACGAGCATGTTGTTTACCTCTATGGTTAGTTAAAAGAAAAGTTAATAACAAAGTAAGTCAGTAGTATAAATTCGTTAGTTCAAGATGTCAATCAATTTTGGAATTTTGTTTGTATTCTGTGTATGTTGTTGCTGATGCTAGACAAGAAAAGATAAACATTCCTATAATATAAAGGGTCGCTTCATAGTCTGTCAACGGGTCTAGCATACTCTTATAGATGTTTACGTGCATGAAGTCATCAATAAAGATAAGTGTAACAGTCCAGCAAACAACAGCAACCCCAATGTTTTTCATTCTGTTGATTTCTTTACATTAGCGGTATTAAGTACAGAAACCTTCATAGGAGGAATGATTTCAATTTCCCCACCATTTAGCAGGAATTGATCTATATCCCGTTGGAGTTGTTCTCGTTCTTTATCTTTGGATATTTTAGTTGGGTGATGTTGTTCTGAAGGTTGCATTTGTTGTCCTTGTTGTTAAATATTTCTACGTTTATCTCGTGTAATGCCTTTATTACACATGTAAATACCGATTACACAAAGTACATATAACATATCATCATTCCGTTTATGTTTTAAGTGTGTGTAGTATAGCATAACAAATAAAAAAAGCAAGCGGTTTTGTGCTTGCTTTTTTTAACTGGTCCGGCGTAGAGGAGTCGAACCTCTATTATGGGAGTAGAAATCCCATGTCCTATCCATTGAACGAACGCCAGTTTTAGATACTGAATAAAAGAACGGCTAGTCCAATGATTACACAAGCTATTACAACTGCACATCCCTGATTTGTCATAGTCTTATTCAATGCAGGCATTTCAGAAATAGTTTTGAACAATTCTTCTTGGGGATCAGAGAATGGGGTGGGTTCTTCGATGATCTTATTGCGGTTCTTGTTTGATATCTTTAGTGCCATTATAAACACTCCTTCTGCCAAAGAACCTCGGTACCAACCTTACATTGCTGTAGACCAGCTGATACCGCTTCGTGTTGTGAAAAGATTTCTGCACCTAACACCCCGATGAGTGTTAAAAAACCTACTACAACAAATACCATCATACCGTTAATCATTTATGTTTCTCCTGTTTAAAATGGTGGGCCCCCTCGGACTTGAACCGAGAACCGTTGTTATTAAAATTGCTTTGTGGGCCCGACTGGGCTTGAACCAGTGACCCTTCGTTTATGAGACGAACGCTACTAACCAACTGAGCTACAGGCCCGCAAAGCAATCTTGTCTTATTTGCTTTATCTCTTTTTCCTTAATTATACACAACTTCTTTGGAAATTGCAACCACTTTGCACGATCTCTTTCAGTCTCATATCCTTTAACTTCTACATACAGATCCATCAAAGGAATATAAAAGTCTGGAAAGTATGTTCGGATTCCGTTCCACTCATACTCGAATCCGGTTATCGGTCTTTCAACAGACAATCCGACTGACTTAGCCCATTTGTAAAACTCTAACTCCCATTGTCCTTGAAACTTGATCCCGTCGTACTCGATCTGTTTTGTTCTGCCTCTATTTGCAGAAGTATACGACTCTGGATGCTGCTCAACAATCTCCTTCATTCGAGTGCTATGCTGCTGCCTTCGCTCGTCAGACCATTGCTGGTTTTTACTCGCATCACTAATTTTCTTCCGAGTCTCATCTGCAAGAACAGGTTTTGGCAATCCTAATTGCTTAGCCTTAATGTATTGATTGGAAATTTTAACTCCAACTCGTTTTACACCTTTTCGATCCGGAAAGGCTACAATTATCCTATTCGGATTCTCTTTACACCTTATCTCGTGTTGTGCATTTGAATTGTTGCTTTTACCTTTTCTATTACAATATTGACAAAACATAGTTTATCCTCCGTTGTAGTTATTTATCTCAACGGAGTCCGCTGCTCTAACCAATTGAGCTAGAGGCCCGAATCTTCTTTATTTAACAGATCGCAGATCTGCTGTGCAATTTGTTCGGCTTCGTGTTGATCTTCTCTAGCGACAATGACCAACACTCTACCAGGCGGTGTGCTTTGGAAGTCTCGGACCACAACCTTTTCTGGTGCGTAATCCCGACTTATTGAGACCGCATACCTCAAAACGGTACGTCCTCAAAATTGGAATCTTCAACTGTCTGCTCTACATGCGTATAAGTAGTGACAGTGCTTGTAGTGTTAACAGTCTTCTTACCAGTTGACTTGCGAGGCGCATTCTCTGTAATGTATTCTGCAATTGTCATCTGTGCAATGCCGTCTTGCAGCTCTTCAAAATCCTTAATAGAATGGATTGCGTCTAGCTTGGTCATCGGTTCATCTAGTTCAAAGAATCGTACATCTTTGTGCCCATTCTTTGCTAGGATCTTGATGCGCATAATATCGTTTGCAAATCTAACCTTATATTCGCCGTCATGCTGGGAAATGCCTGCGTATTTAAATGTTTTATCAGTTGCCATTTTGTTTGCCTTTATTTAGTTGAAGTGTTGGTCGATAATGGTTTCAAAATTCTCTTTTTGAGATCTATATTCTAGTAGTACATCTAATGCATAGTATAAATCGTCTTCGCTAAGTGTTTCTAGCCAGTCGTTAAGAGCGTCATCACCCTCAATCTTCTTTTGGATGATGACTGATAAGTTATTGCAGTCTCGTTTATTCATAACCTTTTTTATGCTTTGAGTTACGTTTATAATCATTCTTCCTATCACGTTGCACAGTTGCTTTGTTATACTTACGTGCGAATTTTGCTACTAAGTTGTTCATTGCAGTGTACCTGTGTACGTTGTTTAAGTGTGTATATATTAAACTCAATTCTTTTCATTGTCAACCAACTCTGTCTGTTTTTCTTTGCAGTCTACAGTAGCGATGGCTCCTATTATTACTGCAACGAGAATGAATAGTTCCATTTTGTTGTCTCCTAATTGTTTTTGTATTGTACAGATATTTAGTAACAATGTCAATCCAAACTAGGAAATTAGTACGTTTTTACTGCACAATACACTATTAACTATCAATAAACAAACAGCCCCGACGCATAGATAACCATCAAGACAAGATTCACAATAGCGATATTCCAATCTCTAGATCGGACCGCCCAAGTCATGTATAAGGCTGCGCCGATGTTGCCGAGATAGATGTTATAAGGTACAATCAGATAAGCATTAGCAACCGCACCTGCAATAGTAACTACAAATGCTGTCCATTTAACAATTTGATTAATGATTTCGGATCTGGAAGCTATATGGTTTTTCGTGTATGACATATTGATTTTGGTCGAGCATATCCAGGAAGTAAAATTTAAAAAACATTTCGATATCATCGATATTGGAATATTCTTTCTTCCAGGGTTCTTGAAAGACAGGGTCACCGAAACCGTTAGGATTAGGTTTCTGTTCTCCTTTATAAGTTACGATGTATCGCATAGTGTTGGGGTAGGCTGTACCTAGTCATTTAACCTTAAGGCACCTAAGTTTGATTATTCTGTGCGCAAGCCGAATTTCTTCATTGTAAAATTAGTGCAACGAGCTTCGATTCCGTGGGGTTCAGTAGCAGTACATTCCCAATGCTGTGCGTCAATTGTAAAAGTTCTGGGACTTACATACCATTGAAAACTAAGTACAACAATCATTGATGCAAGGGATAGCATCAATAAAATCTTTTGAAATGCACCAAGTTTAAATGATGATGATGTTCTTTCGATATCCATTGTTTTAATCATAGTATCCTCTTAATAGTCGTTAAAAAAGTCTTTACGAGCAGTTGGGGTAGAAGGTTTAGTAACACCTTGTTCCCGGCTGCACTCATCATGCTGTTCGGGAATGATGATCTTTTCTTCCTGCCAATCAACAATTTCTTCTTCTGGTTGCTTCTGAGTCATTTTAATATGCTCCTAAGTTTGTATAGTATATGGCCTTCTCTAGACGTTGTCAATCTGTTTATTCATAATATAACTCTTGTGTTGTTAGTAGTATAGCATTCTTATCCAAAATGTCAACCAAAAGAAACCCTAGTGCCGGGAGCGAATCGGACTAGGGTTTTAAAAATAGACACATGCCGGGAGCGATTCGTCATGTGTCAGTTGTTGTACAACATCATAGGAGCGAATTACGATGTTGCTATGTGTATGCTTCGTTCTTAATTATATTATCTTTGCATACACATATTTGTCTACAAGATTTAAAACCATCCGTGGTTGTTATGATGATCATAACGTTAATTCTTGTAATCAAATATCTTTGTGATCACTTATCTCATCATAGTAACTGATGCAACATGCTTCCAGTTGTGCATACTCTTGCGTAGGTCCGCTAACTTGAGTACAGCACGAAGTGAAAGTTCACGCATCTTTTTTCTATTTACATTAATAAACTCAACAAGTTCTTCCTTTTCGAACTCTTGGAATTCATAATCATTCAACATGCCGTCATTAACAATCTGTTTGATACGTAGCATCTTCTCACGTTCGGTATTAATGGTTAGATCCAAATAATGGCAGCGTGATTCTAATGCGTCCAAATGATCCCTTAACTTCTTTGATTTAACATTTTCAAAATTGATATTGGTAATAAAGATGCAGCCACCTTTGAATTCAAACGTTTGGGGCACACCTTCTTGTTTCAAACTTCTACTATCCGTATTCCAGCTAATTGTACGCTTCTTAGAGCTGTCTAGTGCTGCCTTAAGGATGTTAAGACTAACATCATCTAGTAAGATTGAATCACAGTCGTCAAACACTACAATAGACTTACGATCAGAGTATTCGTATAGCTTCTTATACAGTCCTAGTGCTGACATCGCACCTTTGACAATCTCGTACTGCTTGAGTTTCGAATCATTAGCTACCTCAGCAAAGACATCATGCTTGCTTAATACCTGTTCTACACCAAAACTCTTACCAACGCCCGGAGCCCCAGTAACGATCATTGCGCGAACATGGCCGCCTTTAACTGCGCGGGTCATATCATCAAGAACTGCAAATCGACTTCTCATGCGTTCGATAATTTCTGCATCTGTCTCTTTGGACTCGGGTACTGGCGCTAAAGCAATATCCTTTGGCGAAGTTAGCTTATTAATGGTATCAGGGGTGATCATTCTGCTCATCGTGCCTCCGTTACCATAATGTTGCCTGCACAGCCGTTGTATTGCGCTTCGATCATTTGAAGGACTTGTTGATATCCGTTTGCCTGGATTGTAGTTCTAATTTGGTTGTTAGAACCGTAGCTGGAATGATCCTTGTTATCGTATAGATTAAAAATGACGGTGTAAGTCTTCATTACTTGCTCCTAGATATTACAATTAATAGTCAAACGTCTTATAAAGAACTGCTACTGCATCTAAATCATGAATGTCATTATAATCGTCTTCTATATTATTCCACAGAATCTGCTCGCCGTCGTAATCGTTTTCACACAGCTTGTGTTCGTTAATAACGTTGTTCATTTTGCGCCCCATTTGTGTTTAAGTAAGTGCATAGTATAGTACCGAACTTTATGCTTGTCAACCACTCATCCACTTAACAATCGACATCATCCATCCATGTGACCAATGCATGAACGATTGTATCTTAGGTACCGAATACTGGGGATACAGTACAGCAAGTGTAAACAGTACCCCCAGTATAAAGTTCTTCATACGCGATACAGTACAGCGTGAGTAGCGTTCTTACGAAGCGTTGCTGCCGCGTGTGGAACATGATCGCGCGGACCACGATACCATACACGCATACCGTGCTCCTTCATCGTCTCACGGATTTCGGATTCAAACTGTTCAAAAAAGTCCATGGGGATCCAACCAGTGTGTGCCTTGTAGGGATAGTTGCCCGGACGTGCAGTTGGGTTCTTAGGGAACATTTCAATCAATGCGCCGATTCTAAACTTGATCATTTGTTTCGCTCCGTTTGTGTTTAAGTAAGTGCATAGTATACGATCATACTATGCACCTGTCAACCATTAATTACGAGTTGTGGAATGTTGGTCAAGATGTGTTCTACTGCTTCTTGGACTTCGGCAATCGTAGTTGCAAACACCTTAGCGGTAACCCATTCATCTTCGCTATCACGGCCGCCAAGTTCGATCAGGTAACCGTTGTCGTAAGTGTAAATGCGGAAGTCTTCATCACGCTTTGCGATCTTATCATTAATGGTTTCAATTACATTCGACATATCATTCTCCTTTGTTGTAAAATAATTGGCGCACGTTAACCTCGGGAGCGAATCGAGTGTGCGCCGTTAACTTGGTGTGGGTGGACGGACTTGAACCGTCAAGCCTCAAAATGGTGCTCCGGGTCGGACTCGAACCGACACGATAGAAATCGATGGATTTTAAGTCCATTGCGGCTACCAATTACGCCACCGGAGCATTATTCTTTGTATTGTATTTCCTTTTTATAGAATCTGCAATCTTTTTTTTATGTTCTTCTGATAACTGTTTTCCTTTACGAGCTTTTCCGCCCGATGAAGCGCCTTTATATGTTAATGGGTATACCGATTTCACCACACCCGCGTACACTGTTATCCTTGAATCTTATCAAAGATCATTCGTTGTAAATCTACTACTTCATCACGCGGAACATAAAAGTCTGTCAGCGGATCCCAGTAGTCACCTTCCGTAGGATCATAGTATAGCACCCGTCCATTGGGGTAGTCAAATGGTCCTTCGAGTCCCTTACGCGGACCAAAGTCTGTGTTACGTTGCCAAACTGTGTATGCCATGTCACGCTCCTTTGCTCTAAGTGTGTGTAGTATACATAAAGTGTGTGCGCGTGTCAACCTTTATCTGCTAACACGCACACGCATAACAGCGGGGTCTCAGTGCGCTATAAAGTCCGCAAACTGTGCGCTAAAGTAAGTCATCGGAATGAACATAACTACAACCTGTGCAATGAACGCGCAGTACCAATCAATAATCCACTTCTTCATTTTTGTCCTCAAAAGTATCTGCAAAAGTCAATCGTTCAACCTGTTCTACATACTGCTGAGCATAGCTATACAGGCGCTTTGCGGCATGAGCTTCGTCTTCGCTAAGGTCCATATCCTTTAAGTTATACGCTTCGTCCATTGCGTATACACATTCGCGCAAGGCTGACAGAGTATTGTGGAAACGACAGTAAGACATTGTTTCGCTCCGTTTGTGTTTAAGTAAGTGCATAGTATAAGGTCACACTATGCACTTGTCAACCATTAATTTAGGCCTTGACAACCTGTGGTGTTTTAAAGTATACTAATTGGTTCTTGTTAGCGACTCGATCTTCAACGTAAGCATACCCGCCGTCTTCGTCAAACTTAACATTTGGATTTGTCAAGACTTTTTTTGCCATAATCTTAACGCTACGCACACTTACAGCACCCTGCCAGTCTTCGTGTGCTACACCCTCGTTGTAACGATACTTGCCTAAGCAGCCGCACATACAGCCACACTTGCCACTGTATACTTTTGCAATGTTACTAATATCCATCTTACGCTCCTTTGTTGCTTTGCTCTAAGTGTGTATAGTATAGCACCATACACACTTTTGTCAACCACTTTATACAAAAATCTTTCTATTGACAAGCAATGCGTTTTGTGCTTGCTCAATGGGTGCGCTGTCGCTTGCATACACGAACGAGTCGAACTTGTATGGGTTGTAGGTAACGGATGTAGTGCAAGCGTCTGCTGTTAAGTGATCGTAGCCGGCCCAATGCCCTACTACGCCCGCGTGTACGTTCTTCTTACGCTCGCGCAACACACGCTGTCTACCCGCTTCTGATACTTTGAAAGTAACATCGTGTAGTGTAAGGGCTGTGCGGTGTGCTACTACGCGCCCTTTGCAGTCGCCCTCTAATGCTTTAATGGAGAAGCACTTCTTATGCAGGTTAAAGTATACAAACACTTTCATTTGTCGCTCCGTTGTGTTAGTGTGTGTACAGTATAGCACCATACACACACTTGTCAACCAATTTATGCGACTACAGCAGTCTTCTCCTGCCAACTTGCCATAAACTCCGGGCCTACATCCAAGCTCACATAGCTATTGCCCTGCATACCGTACTCGCTATAGCCAACACCCTTAGCATCAAAGCCGTTAGCAGTCAACCATTCCTTCAACTCCTTCTTAAACAAGGGGTCGGTATAGATGTCGCCATCGTGCTCGCAGTCCCAGTCGTTCTTGTCAAAGCGTACACGCAGTTCGCCGTATGCTTCCCCATCGTAGCTAAAGTCAATTACACGCAGTTCGGTGATGCGTACAGCGCGAGCCTTGCTGGACCAAAGACCATTACCATTAGTGTGAAGTGTAGCATTAACGTTCATCTTTCGCTCCGTTTGTGTTTAAGTAAGTGCATAGTATACTAGATGACTATTCACCTGTCAACCAATACTTTCCAATTCCGTAATTTCTTCTTCCAGATTCGTTGCCAGCTTAGTCAACCCTTCTTCCAAGTAGTCAATTCCACCGATCCAAGACAGTTCTGCCATAGCGGCTTCGATGTGGTACAATGCTACATTCATTCTGCTTATTACTTTGGTTTCCATTGCTTCGCTCCTGTTTAAGTAAGTGTGTATAGTATATTTTCACCAAAAACACTTGTCAATTGAATTGTCCACATGCAGCTCAATATAATACTTGTTCGGCGGCCACAACAGCGAATCAATCTCAAGGTCCATAAACTCCTTAGTCGTACTAGGATAGTCAAATTAGGCTAGATGTCAACTAATCAATCTTCGTATAGAATGGAATTAAGGAGTTTTTCACGAATATTGTATGTTTGGCGATCGGCAAAATCTCTGCACACATGTCCAAATGCGTCAATGCGTGTGTCGTAAACATCTTCGCAATCATCAAGTTTACTAAACCCGTCACTCTCTACTATCCATTTACCTTTATACTTAACGATACAAGAATACCCATTGTCGAACCAAAAAATCTCACATCCATCGTCGACTTCGTGATCGATTATAGTGTTTTCTGGAAGGAGGTGTTTAGCAAGGGATTTGAAGAACTTTAGATCTGGAACCTTGCCGCTTTGATCGTAATCAATCAATGCCTGACGTTCTGCCATGTCTTTTTGTTTAAGAAGAGATGATGCTTGGGCCTGAAGTTTGACAAGTTCAGCTGTAATTTGTGAGGTCATTGTATTTGCTCCATTGTGTTAGTGTGTGTAGTATACAGCCACACACACTATTGTCAACTAAATTTTACGATTCCTCTTCTTCCTTATCCCATTCAGCAACCGCATCGGTAATGCCAAACTGCTCGTCGATTTCTGCAGGAATGCTGTCCAAAGTCTCGCCAGTGTACTCAACATAATGATCAGTCCCGTCAGTGTAGTGCCCGCAGAACGCACACCCGAACTCGTGATACATTGCGTCTACTGCAAAGCCTTGCTCAACAAGCTCGTTATAGAACTCAATTGGCGGAGCCCACGCAGTATCAAAAGTCACCGTCAATTCCGCTGTGTCGCCTTCGTAGTGCTCTGATACAAGCTCAATGTAATATGCGTCCCACTTCGTGCCCCAATTAGCACTACACCAATCGTACCAGTTACCAAACCCGTACTTTTCCAGATTGGACTTGGTCTTTGCTTCAAGTTCCTTCTGTGCATCACCCGACAAGTATCCAGCAGTAGTATCAAGCAAGTCCTGCGGGCACGGGTGGAACTCTTGGAAGAATGAATCGTTAAGGATAGCAAGTTTAGCACGACCAATTTCACGTGCGTCTTTGTGGCCCAGGACAAGATAGTTGTTGCAATGATTAGGCATTGTTGTGCTCCTGTTGTGTGTTTAAGTGTGTGTAGTATAAGGTCACACTATGCACTTGTCAACCGTTTTTACCACCCGCCGCCACAATAATGGACATCACTGTTTTCTTCGCAATACCCGGTTTTCCAATTGCCTATATATCGACTTTCGTACCGTCGACCAGAATTAAACGCGATAGCATCTTTATTCAGACCCTCTGCATATTCACGAGCTGTTTTAACGTAAGGGAAGGTTGTAGATTCCCAATAGCCGATCTGAACTGACTTCTTCTCTCCAGTTACGAGGTCGATGGAGATTAAGCCCCAACGATCTCCTGCTTGTCGTTTATGTGCCATTGCTTCGCTCCGGTGTGTTAGTGTGTGTAGTATAAGGTCACTACACACACCTGTCAACCAGTTTATGCCATTGCTTTAGCTTCTGCGCGTTCCTTGTCGTCCTGTACAATCTCTTCGCACAGCAGTTCCCAGGAGTCAGTGCGCCAATTACGTACACGCCAGTTTCCATGCTTGGTAAACAAGTAGTCGTATTCCTGTCCGTCTACATTAGCACTATAGTCGTCAAAGTTCTTAAAGCGGCTAATAGCAATAGCCTCGCCTCTATCTCGCGCGTAAAACGTACACACGCCCTTACCGCTATCCTGGAACTTGTGCTTACGCCCGATCTCCGGCGCCAACGAGCTAATAGCACCCTTGCTAATCAACTTCTCTACTTTCTTTGCGTCAGTGTAGTGTTCCTGCAGGATTTTACCGTTGTAGGACAAGTAGCCATCCCAGTGGCAGTATACTTGCTTAATCTTACCGTTGGGCAGTTCAATTGCGATAGTAGAACGTATAGCCATTTTGTTCGCTCCTTTTGTTTAAGTTCGTGTGTAGTATAGCCTCAGGCTACGCTCTTGTCAACCTTTTTAAGCCGATTAACTTGTGCGCGCCAATGTACACCACGCTCAAGCCACTTTGTAAAGTTCTTCTCTGCTGGAATACCATTAGCACGTTGTTCCCAATATGCTTCCTGAAATCCTTCGTAGCACATCTCCTTGTCCATGTCAGTCATGTGACCAAGCAGTTCCATGAGGTCGACTTGCTTCTGTGTAAACTTATACATGTTCGCTCCTTTTGTTTAAGTTCGTGTGTAGTATATTACCAAAAGACGTTTTCGTCAACCACTTCTTCTACTACAATTGCCGGATCGTAGCCGTCGTGATCAACAAGTGACTTCTTAATGTCAATCAGTTCGTCTCGCTTGCCCTGCCAATAGATCGTGTCTATGTTCTCGCCGTGTAGTGTAACTTCAATAATACGCATTGTCAACTCCTTAAGGATTCATTAGGGTGAACTTGTATAGTAGCACATCTGGCTGGGACAAGTCAATATCCGTGATGTTAATTGATACTTCGTCCTCGTTATCTTCATCCAGTGCCCTAATGTAGTCTGAATCCTCGTCATCTACAGCTGGGCAATTGATAATGCGATATGAGCTGTCCTCCATAACAAGGATCGCGGCGTCCATAAGCATTGCGCGGGTTTGTTCTTTCGTGTACATTATACGCTCCTACTGTGTGAAAGTGTGTGTAGTATAGCACCTACACACACTATGTCAACCAATTAGTCTTCCCACTTAGTCTGGAACAATCCGCCTTTACGGTAAGAGCACAACTGAACCGGAATACCACTCATGTACTTGTTAAACTCGTCAAAGTTCCAACCAGTTGTATGAACATGCGTAGGACTATTTAAGCGACCCGCGGCCTTTGCGCGACCAACTGCACGACTAAAGTTGTCCTTAATGCTACACTCAGCAAAGGCAAACTTGATTCCGGCATCAGTTTCGCGGAATGCAATAGTTGCCCCACCATTGCTTTGAATAGCATTGTTTAGAACACGACGACGATGAATAAAGAATACTTTTGACATATGATTTACTTTTTAAGTGATGTGATATTGTGAAAGCGCGTGTAGTATATTACAACTACACGCACCTGTCAACCAATTTATGAGTGCTGTGTAAGCTCTTCGGTCAGGTTCTTAACGTACACACGAGCTAGTGGACGCTTAAACTCCAAGTTCTCAACAGTCCAATCTACAAGCTCGTCCCAAGCAAACTGGCCCTTGATTGCAAGCATGATCTGTTCGCGCAGTTTATCCGCTTTAGTGGCGCCTGTGCGTTTCATTTTGCGCTCCTGTTGTGGTAAGTTCAAGTGTATGTTACGCGAACTCTTCTTCTCGGTCAAGCTCTTGTTCCAAATAATTTGCACGGTACATGAGCTCTTCAAGTTCATCCAAAGTCAAGTCTTCTGGATGATTCAACAAACGATATACTTCTTCAAGTTCAGTTTCTGCTCTGTTCTGGAATTTAAACATTCTCGTCTCCTGTTTGTTTAAGTTCGTGTGTAGTATAGCCTCAGGCTACGCTCTTGTCAACCAATTTTTTACGCTTCGGGCAAGAAAGATTCTAATACTTCATCGATCGCATTTGGTGAAGATACTCCCTTAATTTCTTTGAATAGTTTTGCCTTACAACCGCCAAGACCATCCATCTCTTGACAAATCTCCCAAGTATATACTCTTGATTCAATATCTATAATAAGGTCAATATCATCATTTTCCCATAAAACATATCGTATCTGTTCTTCAACCCGTTTCTGATATCGTCCAGAATCCGTCAAGTCCTCCTCTTCAATATCAGTTTGCATATGAATTGAATATGCAATACAGACAGATAATGCTATATCATCTGAGTATTCATCTTTAACCGCAGCGTATAATTTTTTATAGTTCATTATTCAACCCCGAAATGTTCTTTAATATAATCAATATTATCACCATTTCTAAACGCTGCATCAATACATTCCTTTACAATCAATTCAGCAAACTTTTCAAATTTTTCAACATCTGGATTAGCATAAAATCCGACCTCAATAGCAAGTTCTCTAA